CTAGCTGAAAGCTTATTAGTTTAGGACTAATGTCCCTTAGATTGGCAAACAGTTGTGATACGGCCAATGGATTGACGTTGGCTCTTATAAAAGATACAAAGGGTGAAGCATTAACAAAATCTTCGAACGCTCTACGCAGGAACTCATGGCGGTAGAAACTACAAGTAGACCAATGAGTTGGACGATCTTCGAACGTTCGCTGGGATGCAAGTGACAAACGCACTTGATCAAGAATTAGGAGTGATCCTTCACTCTGTAACCGCTTTCCGATAACAAAACACAACTTGTTATTATCCTTAACCAACCCCAGTTCGATGGTGGCCTTATTGTTGCGGCTCTGCATGGAAACTGTAATAGGCTCAAAGGACCCTATGAATTCATCAGGGTCCTGGTTAAAGTACTTCTGTACATTCATGTCGGGCAATTACTCAATGGAAGAGTTGGGGGATGTAACGCATGATGTTTTCGATGCTGGCCAGATCTTGCTGGGTGGCCATTGGGCTGTACGGCATGTAGCTGACAGGCTGGTTACCGGTTTCATCGAACGTGATCAGGGCTTGGTTGTTACCCATGAAGTTGATGATTGCGGTTTTGCCATTCATGTCGTAGTTAAACGTCACGGTGGCGATACCAACACCTTGTGGATGTGGAACAAGCGAACCATCCGCTGCATTCGCTATTGGGATCTGAACTGTTTGCATAGTCTTATCTCTTCTGAAGTATGTAGGTCGTCATAAACAAGGGTATGCAGTACGAATACAACCAAAGAGATAAGAGGCGAACAATTCACCTCCACTCCATCTCACACTAGTAATATAGGTTTAAAATTACATTACTGTTGAGTGCTGATTAACCTCACCCGGAAGAGTGAGACCTTCGTACCGCAGTGCAATGATGTTGGCGTCTTTGAAAACACCCAACTGACCGAAGTAATGTGACACTAGGAACAACTGACGTGCGTCTTTGCCTTGCGTGTACTCCTGAACAAAGTTGAAGAACCGTCCTCGTTTGATCTCATCCAAGAAAGGTCCTACTTCGTCCATTACGAGTGGGAACGGGAACTTGTGGTATCCCAGCAGTACGAACCGGAATACCCAGTCCAAGATGTCTGCTTCCCCTGCACTGCAATCTGACACGTCTGGTGCTCCGTCTTTCTCCCCTTTGACGACTGGGAACTTATACGTCAAGTCCCCATTCTCTTTCGCACACGGTTTGATGTACAGTGGGGTGTTCCAGATCTGGCTGATGACGGCATTCATGTTACCGCAGATACTGGTGATGAAGTCAGACATCAACTTACCAATCAGACCTTTATTCGGGCACAAGCCATTCATCAGAATATCGACAATCTTCAAGCGTCGTTTCATACGCTCAATGTCCGTCGAAATAGACTGAACCACCGCCGTCAATGATTTACTCTTGATGATCGAGGTCAGATAGTTCTCTTTATCGGTAGTCAATTCACTGATGCGTTGATCAACCACACCGCGCAAATTGAACTTACCCTGACTCTCTAAACCAACAAGGATTTCATGCCGAAGTACGTCTAACCGTTTTACATCGCTCCCATAAGTTTGAATGGAACGCAAAGTGTTGTTGAGCTTATCGAGTTTAGCCCGATAAAACGAGATCTTCTCGTTCTCCTTACGCAGCTCTTGTTCAGTGCTGCTAACATAGATCGCCACATCCAGAACGTTATTACGGTCTAGAAGGGCGATACGAGCGTCCAGGAGCGATTCTTCTTTACCCAGCGTGTCTCGGTGCTGTTGCAGGTCGAAACGCTTCTGGAACAACTCCAGTGCGTTGTGGAGCCTACGACTGTGCACCTTACCCACTTCAAACTGCTTGATCAAATCTGGCAGGATACGAACGTGGCTGTTATCCCGAACGAAGGTAAACAGTTGGTTCATGCTCACATACCAATCCGCATCATTCTCGATGAGGACCTGCAGCTTTTCCTGAGCTGCTTCTAATTTGCTCAGCTGACCCTGATGAGCTTCTAGGATCATACGTTTCTTATCTACGTCGGCTTTAGTCACACCGATCTTGAACTGGCTGTTGCAATCGGGACAGTCGATTAACGCTGCACTGTCATAATGCTTCAGCTCATGCGCCAGGTCAGTGATGTCAGATGCTAAAGCTCTGATCTTTACCGCCGCCTGTTCTTGTTGTTGTAGATAACCTTTATACTGGTTACCTGTAAGCTCCTGAGTGCTCGCTACAGTTACACGATCAACGTAGCCGATAAACTGGATAACTACTTCTTCCAGTCGCTCCAGCGGGCTCTCAGGATCGTTGAACACAGGGTATTGCTGCATCCCCAAGTTAATCACTTCAATCTGAGCCAGAGTAGAAGCAATGTCATCCTTAATGTGGCCCGCTTGTTCCTTGAAGCTGTCGGGGTCCTTGAGGAACTCTTCTAGCCCGTCGAGATAACTGGCGTGCTCACTGATGATGCCTTGCAGGATAGCTGCCTGTTCCTGATGACGATTCAGAATACGCGTAGCCGTTTCAATGGCGTCGAGGTATTCGTTCTCAGTCCAGATGATCCCGCTCAACTTGTTGGCCAACAGTTGGTCGGTCAGACGGTTGAAAGTATCGACCTTGGACTGGAGTGCAGGATCAATATCAACGTTCTCCAAACCACCACGAATCAAGAGAGACTGCTTAAGCTCTTCCTCGATTCCTTTAATGCGGATTTCTAGCTGATCAATGCCGGCCTCGTTGATGTAGGACAGCTTACGGTTCTCTTCGGTATAACGACCAATCTGATTCTTGATCGCAGCCTTGAGTTCATTCCGTTCTGATTTAAGCTTGTTGTAAACCCCCAACGCGTAATCGGTGTCGTTAGGGTAGATCTGCATCAACACATCTTTACGGCGAGCAGGCGACATAGCGGACAGTCTGTCAACAATGCGCAACCCACTCAACACCTTGGTCATGCCCGAGTCCATTTGGAAGTGAGCGTCTACCAACTCCTTCTGTACGGAAAAGGTGCCACCGGTGTTGAGTTCCGGACCCCCATTTACCTTGAAGCTATGACCGTTACCAATCCCTGTGTAGCCGTCTAACTCATAAGTGTTAGAACCAAAACGCCACTTGGAATACTTACGACCATTTTTATAGTTACCGTTCTCCGGAGGGTTCGGATTCGCTTCTTTCAGAATGCTGGTCTTACCAGTACCGTTCTGAGAGATAAGCAGGTTGATCATATGTTCAGTATTCAGTTCCACTTTATGAATGTTGCTGCTCAACAGTGGGACATAATTCTCAAGTACCAATTCAAGTAGCATAGTTAAGATTCTTTATGAAAAATTCGTGGAAGCCTACAGAATAGGACGATTAGTATGAACTTATTGAATTGTCTAGGGGTCGGTACGGTCGCCGCCACCAAAGACACGAACACCGATCAGATCATGGTGTACTTGCCCAGCCTATTCCCACAGGCTGATGGACGTGTATCTGCTAGCGTAAAACAAGTAGACCGCTCTAGTGTTAACGCCGCTGGCGAAGAAATCAAAAGCACCTTGATGCACAGTAACGCGGTTCCTGCTGTGTGGAAGAACATGGGCAACACTAACCGCCTGACGTCACCTGACGTACGGGAAGGTTCTCAGGTAGCCATCTATCAGGTATCCGGTCAGAACAAGTACTACTGGACAACCGACGGTGTTAACGCCAACACCTTCCGTTTGGAATCGGTGATGTGGGGCTGGAGTGGTAGTCCTGATGTCAGTGAGAATGCTGACTTCGACGTTGACAAGTTCTATATGGCCAAGGTCGATACTCGCACAGGGTTAATGGCGGTTCGTACTGCCATGGCCAACGGCGAGAAGTCGATGTGGGACATCCAGATCAACGGGATGGAAGGGATCATCCAGATCGGTGGTAATGAAGGTAGTTTCATGGTCATGAACGACATGGAACGCGCTTTCACTTATACCAACGCGGATAAGTCATTCCTTCGCATCGAAAAGAAGAAGATGACTGTCTACATGCCGGAACAGTTAAATCTGTTTACCGACGTGGACATCAACATCAAGACCAAGACGATCAACATTCAAGCTGAAGAGATGAATATTGACGTGGGTCTGACTCGTTGGAAAGGTCGCATCGAACACACGGGTGATACCGAGCAAGTCGGCGACTACACCCAAGAAGGCAATTACAACCTTACTGGTGATATTGATCAGGAAGGTGATATGACTCAAGATGGTAACATCGACAGCAGCGGCACTATCCATGCTGACGTTGACGTTACTTCCCTCACTTCCCTCAACTACCACGTTCAGACTGGGGTCAGAGGCGGTAGCGATACATCCGGTCCTCCTGTACCAACTGGCGGTTAACAACCTTACTACCCTACAGCCCCATAAAGGCTGTAGGGTAGGGGTTATATTTACGACTTCACATCTCGACGAGTAAAGAACTGGTTCACACCTTGTCCGCCATCATCGATAAAGCATGGGATAGCAGAGCCGTGACGAGTTGCACTGATAGAACGACTGTCCATCACGATGTAACTCTTCTGCAATGCCAGCACTCCGTTGGTGGAGATGCCGAACAACACTTCGTTGTTAACTGGCTCACGAAGAACCGACGAGGCAATGGTCGACAAGTTAGCACCAGAACGACGCAGGTAGCAGTAGGTCACACCAGACGTTGCTACCTTAACCGAATAATCCCGATCAAGGATAATGGTACGACCGTTCACTACAAAGCGAGCGCCTGCGGGCAAACGCACCCAACCTGTTTCGTTGATGTTGAAAGGATCCACTTTTGTAGTCCCGCCAACTTCGTTCATCACAGTCACAAACCGGCTGTTTGTCGGCTCGTGCTGATACACACCCTTGTTGGGGATGAGGATCGATGGATAGACTTCTTCCACTGTGTCAAACGCATCAATACCTTGGTACAAGCGGGCGGTGTTAACCTTACCACGAGTAACCGAAGGCGAGGCGGTAGTAGCACCAGCGAGGATGCAACTCACATCACCGTAGATGTTACCGAACGCACGAGTGAACACAAGGTTGAACGTGTTAGCGTCCACCATCACCGCGTGCATGTCCGCGTAGTTCATCCAAGTGTCGTCACCCGAGGCCGAGTTACGTTTACCACTCATGGCCGGTTGACCCGCTGGAGTAGCCGGGAACAACTTGAGGCCGTTTGTGGTTTGGAACGTCAGTACACACTGGCTACCGGTCACTGTGTAATCAGCCACACCAACTTCAGCATAGCTCAGACCATCACTGATCATTACTACCATTTTGTTAGCGTTAAGCTTGAACGCTTGGATTGACGGAACCCGCAGAGCAGCGTTCACCAGTGGGTTGGCAGCAGCCGCACGAGCCATCACACTGCCGCTAGCGGCGCGCAATGCAATCAGACTGGGTAGCGCCAAGGAAACATCAGCACCAGTCGTCAGAACACCAGAGAGGTACTGGAAGCTTGCCTTACCGACATAGCCGTTTGCCTCGTTAAATGCCAAAGCACTCACCGATGCGCCTACCCCCGACTTGTTTACGTAAATCGACAACCCAGGAGGCACGTCAGCAATCGCCTCGTTGACATCTGCCAGACCGGGCAGTGCAATACCGAAGGTACCGTCACCCGATTGAGTGCTAACAATGCTGTTGCTTGCCCAGCTGTAGTCACGCCAACCGAAACGACCCGTCTTCTCATCAGCCCCATACACCAAATAAAGGGTGTTGATGGTGTTGTGAGTGTGAGGGATGATCCGTTCAGGAATCAAGCCAAAACAAGCATGGCGCATTGGCGCATACATTTCTGTAGACGTCAGGCGTGCATCCACGGTTGGACGGTTGGCCAGCAGGAAGTCCTTCAGACCGGTGTAGTCGGTACCGAAGCGCTTAACCCGAGTACCCAGCTTGGTCGAAGCTGTCTTGATCAACTCACCCGAGTTCAACATTACCCCGGGATACTGCACGAGGTTGAAGAAGTCGAAGAGGTTGCCGTCTTTGAAGTAGTTCGGAGTACCGACAGGGAGCAGATCTGCACCCAAGGTGTCCTTACCACGCGTGCCCACTTGACGGAACACCGCCGTACCGCCCGCAGACAGCGTACCCGGAACGATAGACAACAGGAGGTTGAACACCAGCCGCTGCGATTTGGCACCCAGACGAGCTGTTACAGGAACTGCTACGTGTAGGTAAGCCTCAACGTTGGCAATGTTCCACAACAACGACGAAACGATACCGTGACTACCACCAGAAACCTCAATAGTAGCCTGAGGTGGCAGGTCAACGTAGTCTTTCAGATCGAACGTCTGGCTACCGTTAGCTGGGGCTGAGTACTGTGCTGTGTCGAAACGGTCAAACAACGCCAAGTAGGCCGCCGATATCTGATCGCCCAACGCAGGGTCAGTTCCAGGGTTAGCCGTGGAGAAGAACTTGTGATACAACGTGATCGCCGTACCAGTGAATGCTGTCGATACCGCAATACCTTTGTAGGCAGCGTTAGTCGACATGCTGTACAACAAGTAGTTCTTGTTGGTGCCCGCCATGGCGAGGTTGTTCTTGTACTGATAGATCTTCTTGTCGGCCAACGGCTTAAAGAATGCAGTCAACCCATCAGTCGTGTCACAACCCACCGTGTTCCAACTGGACGTCAAGTAGCTGGCGTTCAGGTTAGGGATCTCACCTAGGCGAGTACCCTTGGAAATACCGGTCGGCATCGAGGTGAAGATCGACTGGTAGGTATAACGAGAACTGTCGCAAACCGGAGAGAACACCAAGGCATCGGTATTCAGCAGCAACCCTGTCTTCTTGCTGGCGCCGAAGTAACGAACAGGGTCGTTAACAGTCGGAGTAACCACCGGGTAGTAGTCAGGGTAGAAGAACGACGCGAATTGGAACATGTCGTTGTTCTGGTAATCTGACAGCTTAAACGAACCGTTGCTGGCGACCAGCGCAGCCTTGGCCCCCTGAGGCGTTACAAAGGCCTGTACGGGTGCGAAAGCAATTTGCTCGGCAAGTGTAGCCGTCCGGAAGTTATCCTTCTTAGACAGCCCCACAGAAGCCTTGGTTTCACCGTGCTGAGGACCACGAGCCGCCAAGTGTGCATCGACAGGAATGGCTACCGTGTCAACGAACTCTTGTACGTCTCCTTTGATGGTCTCCAGCTTATCTGCGTTGTTGTGGTTGAAGTTGTCTGTTGCCACGTGGATGGCTTCGACAAACGCGTTCATCTTTTTGATGACTTCTCCGAACCGTGGCTCGGGGGTATCTACAAAGGGTGGTTCCCCGCCCAGAATAATCATAGACGTTCTCCATTGGTCGAGCAGGAAAGGAATGGGGGAGATAACTCCCCCGAAGTGTTAAGGCAGCAGCTCGCCATTGCTTACGAACACAAACGAACCTTCATCTTGAGGGAAACCGGAGCTCATCGGAATGATACCGCCCTCACGAGTGTAACTGAGGAGAAGGTCACCGACCATGAACGGTTGTTCCCGCGCAATGGTCACGATAGAACTGGCGTTGGTAACGACGGTAGCCACACGCAGCAGCGAACCACTCTTCCGCATCTTGGTTGTCGACAACAAGTATTTAGGCAAGTCGTCTTCAATCGTCACGTAGATGTAGTACGTTTTGTTTTGTGGAGCGCCATCAATATCACGCAAGTCCAGTGTACCACCGGGCACTCGATAAGCCGCACCGTTGATCATCACCGCGATGTTGTCTTGGAAGAACAACGACCACCCGGTCTCAGGATAAGCAGACCCACCCAAGTAATACGTGAAGCTGGTGTCTGGGTTAGTCTTCCTGAAGATACTCGCCGCGCCCCCGGTTTCCGAATAGATGTTAAACGGATACTGAAGACCGCCGGTATCAGGGACGGTTCCGGTCAAGACGAGGTCGGTCATCCCCACCTTAGGCACCATCATTACGGGATCGTTCTGTGACCAGCTAGACGACTGGCCATACGTACCAGTAACCTTGTTGGTGGCGAGGTCAACATCGAACGTGGAGAACAGCTTGGTGTAGACCGTAGAGCTCGTCACGGTGCTGTAGGGTGATACGAAGAACACCTTCAGTTTACCGTTGTCACGATAGGCGTTGAAGAACCCACGTGGTTTGTGCGCCTGCGTACTCAGAATGAAGTTAACGTCGTTGATCTTGACGTTGACACCATTACGGAAGTGCGGTGGTGTATCCAGAACAGTAACATCACTGATCAGGTAAACCCCAGGGTGGTCGGCATTGGGTGCTTCTACCACCGGACGGAACAACACCAACTGTGTACGGATCGTCGTGTTAGCGGCATCGATGAAGTGAATCACCGCCATCGCAACGTTCATTCCAGTAAACATCCCACCGTTCTCAGCCCCCAGCATGTGCAGGGAGAATGCCCAATACTTGGTAGTCTGAAACTCAGCCGGGATAAACGTCTTCAACTTGTCGATGAGCGCTTGACGGAACCCGTAGAAGGTTACCCCACTGTAGGTTGCTTTCTTACCGACGTTGTCCAACACACGCTGTGTGGTCCGAGGGAACGTTTGCAACACATTGTTCCCTGCTGGCGCCTTGAGAGCGTTGTTACGCGGATAGAAGTTGTTGGTTGTCTGGTACGAGCTCCAACCACAGGTGCTGAAACTGGTACTACCCATCTCCACCCCACCAGCTACCAAATCAGCAGCAGAACCGGTCATCCCGATAACACCGTCGGTGTACGTCAGGTTGGTTTCAAACACCGCGTTCGACAGAGGACGTGCTTGCAGGTTAGGCAACTTCAGGTTGGTGATACCAGCCCGTGCTTGATAGCCACCTGTCACCAAACGAAGATACGTTTTACGGTTGTTGGTTGCTTGCTCCATGGCGCCATACAACTCGCCATCTGGTTCAAACGTCATCGTCCCAGGGAACGTACCGCTCAACAGTGGGGACCGCAGTTGAGGCAACAGGTACTTGCGGTTTACTGGAGGAGCCGCCGCGTTCCACAATCCACCGGCCAACAGTGCTGCGTCAGTGGTTTTACCCGTATGGCCGTAGACCTCGATAACGGCTGGAAAGTCATTACCGTCCTCAATTGTCGCGCACACTGTCTCGCCGCTTGGCAACACAACGATAGACGCCGAGTTACTTTGGATGGTCGGGTTGTACCAGCCAGCGTAGTAATCGTTGAGGTAGGCGTTCTTCTCGGCCTGAGTGGAGTCCGTGAAACCCATCTCGTACGCCGGTGTCTTGTTGAGCAACGTCATAACGCCGGTAGCCGGGTTAATCGAATAGCCCATCGACATGATCACCGTGATGTTGATGATCGTACCAGCACCGTCGTTGTAGACCCCCGCGTTACCCAAAATAAGCTGCAACAGATAAGATCCTGAAGCATTCGGGTTGGCACAGGAAAGAGACGCAGTCCGTCCACTCTTGTTCAACGTGGTAACAGGTTGACGATAAGTCCAAGGCCCGTTACGAGTCCACTTCCCGCCCACTTGCACCGGAACCATTGGTTTCCAGAAGGTGGAGTTGGTGTAGGCCACACCGTCGTAGTCGGCGAAGGTCAGGTCCAACCGAGTCCAAGTAATTTGAGTACCGGCAATAACGCTGGCCACTGGAGCACGGAAGAACGTATGTTTCTCATCGCTACCGATACCGGTGCTCTGAACCAACAGCAACCAATCACCCATGAAGTGGATGGTCGACTTGTCATGACTGCTGAAAGTTGTGCCACCGTACAGTGTAATCACGTTGGTCATGTCGCATTTAACATACGCATGAGATGCTGGGTTCATCGTGCCGTTGGTAATCGCCACATACCAGTTATTCGTAGCAGGGATACCCACCATGATAACCTTGTGGTTACTGCCTGCCACGACCGCCGTTGGGTTGATACCCAGTGCTACCAAGGACGCAGGAGCGTACTTGAAAGCGGAATACACATACTTGGCGTCTGGCTTATTGTAGTTCTCGACGTACGAGTAGTACAACCCTTCTGAACGGCCGTCATTGTGGTTGGTCAGGATCATCAGCAGACCGTTGTCTTCCAGACAGATCGCCGAGCAATCAGACACAGCACCCAACCCTTCGAACGACCCACTGATGTTGGGAGGAATGAAACTCTCACCACCAAACGAGCTGATAGGCATGATACCCGACAACATCGCTTTGTCCGTATTAGGGACGTAGGTCTTGGCCAACTGCACCACACCGTATGGCGTACTGAATCGATCAGCAGCAACACCCGCCATGTCTTCAGCCAGAGTGGCCGTCGGGAAGTTGTCTACGTTACCCACGTCAACATCGAATGCATCGATACCGTGTGGGTTGTAGTAGTTACCGTCGTGCAGTTGCAAACGGTTCAGTTGGTCATCACGTGCGTCGTACAGCTTGTCGTAGGCGTCGTCTACCACCACAGTCAACTTGTCGTTGAACGTGTAGTCACGAGACATGCGGATGCCTTTCAACTGAATGAAGAACTGAGTGAAGTCAAACCAATCACTGATCTCCGTCTTGATGTTGTGCGTGTGATACTCCGGCGGCAGCGTCGGAGGTACGCCAAACACCTTGCTCCACGGGATAGGAACCTTACCCGCGTTCATCATGTAAATCCATTCCTCCAAGTTACTGCGAGGAACGAAGTAGGCCCCGAGACTTTGATAGTCAATGGTCACGAAGTCGTTGTTCAGAACGATGGCGTCAGACAACCGGATGTAAGAACAGATAGAACGGCCGGTGATGTTGCAGAAGGGTACGAACTCACCTTCTACGTAGTAGTCACGATCACGCCGCATGAGTGCGCCGCGCTGGTCACGCATTACGACCAGGCCAGCTTCCCCGAAGAAAGGAGAACCGTCAGGCAAATACCAGTTAAGGGTTTTGTCTGTCAGTTTCCACTTTTCTCCAGTAATGGTGTTCACGGGCTCAGTGCCCCGAATATCAAACTTTACGAGAGGAATGGAATCCATTGCGATAGCCTTATTAAAGAGGAGGGGAGGGTTAGACCCACTCCCCTTTATACCTAGTGTTAAGGAAGGATCTCGCTTGGGTAGAACCAAGGGATTTGACCTTCCTCGTTGACCAAGCCCGATGCACCCGGGATGGAGTTACCGCGTTTTACTTCTGTGATGCGGTGACCGTTCAGTGCAAACACGTTCAGTCGTTCTACCGTGATGATCTGAGTGCCGTTGGTTTTCACCGTAGCAGCCCACAACTGGGTAAGAGTTTCCAAACGCTTCTGGAGGGTCACTTGATACGTTGGCTTGCCGTTTTCCAAGGTAGCGTAAACGTAGAACGTCTTGTTACCTGGAGACGCGTCGATATCCCGCAAGTCAATCAACCCTGCGGGGAACGTGTACGGCTTGCCTTGGAACACCGCATCCGTAGGAGCCTGGAAGAAGATCACCCAGCCAATTTCCGGATACACCGAGGCCAGCAGCGGGTTGTTTACAGAACCCTTCTGGATAACAGCGGCACCACCAGTGGAGGTCTCGTAGTTCCAGCAGATGCTGATCCCGTTGTCGGGAGTTACAGCGTATGTCGGAACGTTCACCTGAGTAGACGGGAACTCACACGTAGTCCAACGCCCAGTACCTCGGTTAGCGTACTTGACGCGAGTTGCCATCCCCACAACGTTACTGTAGGCCCCACTTTGAATAGCTGGGTCCAAGTAAATGTCCAACGAGTTGTCGGAGTTGAGGTACACTAAGCAGCACTGGCTACCCTGGATGTAACGAACGTCAACAAAGCTGTTACCACCGATTTCCGATCCGGTGACCCATGCATCCCACTGACCTTGACTCTGCTGAGAGGCTGAGCCAGGGAAGATACCGTGAGCTTTGTCTAGTACTGTAAACCCATTGACGATCGCACGCACACCAGTTTCGGTGTATGTCGGAGAAACCGACATTGTTGTAACACGACGAGAGAAGTTCACTGGATCGGTGTACGTAACCATCACGAGAGTGGGCAGCCAACCGAACTTACCTGTCAGCCCGCCGTTAGGGTCAAAGATCGTTACGAACACACGCCCGGCGTAAGACAACAGATCAGGTCGCTCGATTTGCTGTTTAAGCGCCTCGACGATGTTCGAAGGCCACAGCATCTCACGAGTCGGCACAATGGTAGTAGTACCGTCAGCATCATCTCGGAAGTTACAGGCACCAATCAACAAGACGTCGTCTAAACCAACTGGAGCGGTCCAAGCATTGCCGTACACATTGCGATCCAGATAACGACGCTGAGACCCTACACACATTGCAGACTGGGAGATCTCAATCCCATAGGTATCTAGCAAGCTCGACGGAACGCTAACAGTCGCTCCACCGATACCCGCCACGCAGTTCACTTTACGGATGTTGTTAGTCAACGCCCGCGAAACTACGTTCGGTACCAGCAAGTTCTGGATGTTTGCCCGTGAAACATACTTACCCGAGATCCGCTTGATGTACAACCCCAACGCATCGGAGTTATCGCCTCTCGACGACATGAACACTTCCGCACCCGGGAATTGCAGCGGTGGACGAACCGACACGTTGTTAGCCGTTGGTGGGACTACACCTTCCACAGCCGATGTATACGACGACATAGGGAGTGGGTTCCAGGTCTTGGTCAGCAAGTCATACTTGTTAATCGGACCAATGGCTTTCATCAGAGTAGTAAACCACGGGAAGCCGTTGTACTTAAGGCTGTGCGTGGTAACGACCCGAAGGTCATCCAATATCGCAATCGACGTTTTGGAGTCGGAAGTACAAACTGCCGACCAGTTACTGGTGCGACCATCAAAAGACGTCGGGTCATCGAAGTTGATCAGAGGAAGAGCAATCTGGGAGATCTTCGTCATCACGTTGGTGTTCGGATCGATCTCGTACGCCACATCCAAGTCAGCATAGCAGTATCGCCCAGAAGACAACAACCCACTGTAGTAGTAGCTGAGGAACTTCAACGCGGTTCTACCACTTGGAGCAGGGGTAGAAACGGTCAGCTGTGTCCAACTTACTCGTGCCCCTTGGTCGTCATACGGTGCGAACGGAAACAGGAATTTCGACACCTTCTGTGTTGGCTTATCAATAAAGTGTTTGGTACCCCAACGCCAAACGGGAGAGTTATTCCACTGAACACCGTCCAGATCCTGGAAGGTCATATTGACACGTTCCGGTGTCAGCGGGTTCAGCAGACGGATATCAGAAATCCGCACCCGGAAGAAATAACGGTAGGTGAAACTCTGAATGAGGACCGGCCCATCAGGATCGTCAACAAAACCGTTCCAGTGAGCGTAGAAGATGTAGATCCATTCCCCTACAACAGCGATACTCACTTGGTGAATCTCGTTGCTCATCTTGCGACTAGCCCAATCGCCATAAACCGCTTGCAACAGCGGGTTCATGTCCAAGCGGCAATAAACGTGCTTGGATGGGTTCATCGTGCCGTTGGTGATGCCGATGTAATACTTCTGACTGAGGGAGTCACCCACCAACATCGCTTCGCCGTTACTGCCTGACGCTACCACGTCAACGTTGGCACCATCCTGAATGAACTTAGGGTGGGTCCACTTGTACGCCGAGAAGGTTTGCTTTGGAGTTGGCGTGTCGTAGTCTTTGATCACGGAGCAATACAGTCCGTTAACCCGACCATCCAAACGGTTACCTACCAACACCAGCGACCCGTCGTCTTCCTGGCAGACAGCACAGGTTTCTGCCTTACTGCCCAGACCTTCAAACGAACCGTCAATCGACGGAGGAATGAAGTTGGTGTTACCGAAACGAGACAGTGGCAACAGAGCTGCTTCCAAGAACTCAGAGCTATTGAAGCCATAGTTCTCAACGATGGTTTCCAGCGCCAGCGGAGTGAGGTGCATGTCCTTACGGGCTTGCATCACGTTACCGGTAGTCGCTGTGGCAAAGTTGTCGACGTTCTCTTTGCCGATCTGCGCTGCGTTCAGGCCGTGGGCGTTGTACGCTTCGAGGTGGTTGGCGAGGTATTCCGACAACATCGTGCCATAGACGTTGACGTAGTTGGTCAGCAGGTTGTAGAAGTGGTCGATACGAACTTGTACCGGCTCACGACCGTTAGCCTGCTTCATGGCCAAGTACATGTCCAAGCAGTCAATCATGTCCTGCCAGGCAATGATGTCACGGATCAGGCTGTGACTGTGTAGCGTCGGTGGGAACACGACAGGTTTGTTCTCAAGGTTATCCCACCACACAGGACGATCGTCTTCTACAGCGGACGTGATGAGCTGCAGCATGCTGTTATCGATGAGAGAGAACTCACCTACAACCTTGTAGTCCATCAGAACGTCGGTCAGGTCTTCCGGGATCAACTCGATCATGCACGCGACTGGTTCAGCACAGTGTTCTGTCAGTCGTGTCATGAGACGGTGGATGCGGTAGTCCTTATCGTAGATCAGTGGTTCGCCGTTAGGCTTCTTCATGACCAACGACTTAACAAAGAACGGCGCGTGGAGCGGAACGATTACCCGAGTCCACAGGCCCGGTTCGACGGTTCTGGGTTCGTCAATGATGACGTTCTCCGGATTATTACCATCAATGTCTGTCTTGTACTGTTGGACAATAGGAAAGTGCATATCCCGTTCCTTAGTTGATGTTCAGCGTGCCGGCTGCCAGTTGGCGGAGACCTTCCTTAAACACATCAACAGTGATGAGGAGGTTACCGCTGCTACCGACCAGATCGGCTGCAGTCGCTGCTTTCATGTTGGGGGTCAACGGGAGACCAATGTCCGCCTTACTGGCGGCGTGTGCTTCCGTCAGTGGCTTGGAGATGTGTTCTTCCAACAGCTCTTTAAGCGATACGCTCTGAGTACTGTCGGTGACTGCGAGGATGAGACTTTTAACAGCGTCCATCATTTCCAGGTAGTCGTAAGTCTGCGAAGCTGGGTGGTCGTGCGGATCAGGCGGGAACTCGGTAGGAATGGTAGGTCCATCCAATTCGCTCCAATCGGCCACACGAGGGGCGTTAACGATGTTGGCGATCAGTTCAGCGAAGGCTACCTGATCCAGTACGAAACCGGCACCGATGGTGTCGTAGTCGGCCAGCAGTACGTCGCCAGCAACCGGACGCAGCATGATCACCGAGCCGAACACGTTACGGTTGTACTTACTGATGAACCCACCGAACTGGTGAGCGAAGCAGTAGTCAAAGCCCAGGATCAGGGGAGTAGCGTTGCCCTGACGGAACAGTTTGAAGTTACGCCCGAAGAAGGGAGCAGCACGTGGAACGAATTCCACTCGATCGTTTACCGTGGAGGTTTTGATGACCTCTTGTGTAATGCGGTTGTCGATGCGCTGTTGGAACGGGTTCCACTGATAAACGATGTTGGCCATTTCATAACTCCTAGGTCCAATAAAAGGGCATCTTATGACCTGCCCAGCATAGTGATACCGGTGCCTACAGTAGCCTGTAGGGGCCAGTTTTTTCATAGAATCGTAAGGAGTCTAACCCCATGTATACGTATAAAAGGGCGGTCGGGATCAACCGACTCGATCCAAAAGGAGAAGAACTTTTAGACATCAGTGCTATCCTCACGAAGGATCTTTTCACCAATTTTGAAAACCTCATCATTGTGATCACTGATGGGCTGACCTTTCAAGACGTGGCATTGGAGGCAATCGTCTACCGAAATGAGATGACGACCTTCACTGGTACCATTCAGGCTTGGTTGACGGCTAGAGCGACTGTCCCCCTGAAAACCTCCAACGTCTTGCCGGGCACCGAATACCGTTACGTTACTCAACACGACATCCAGTACAAGTGGTTCTCACTGAAGCCGGGTAACGCGTTGATGGGTGACGACAAGCAGGATCTGTTGACAACCTCGAATGCTCCTGACATCCGTGTGACCAAGACTGATGGCACCAATGTTGATTACAGCAAGCTGGTGGACCGCTGCCTGTGGAACATCAATGGTCACTTAACCCGTGCGGTACTGGGTGACGAGTGTATCTACCTGCTGAATGCCGGTAAACATTTCCGTGTTGACGATAACGTGCATATCAACTGCATGAACTTCAACACTGTATCGAACCTGAAGACCTACCCGCTCACTGCGGCGAATCTCAAGATCGAAGAATTCCCGACGTACAACTTCGTTCACATCAAATCCCCAGTCTCCCTCAAGGGCAAGACTGTGTGGATGTCGATTGGCGGGCGTCTCTACTTCAATGACGTCGTACAGGTGAACAGTGACAACTCGATTGCCATTAACACCGAGAAGGTAGACTGGTTCTCCCGGGTCTTTGACTCGAAGCAACTGATCGACCTGAGCGCTGTTATCGATCTCGAACGAGAAGTAGTGCCGGCAGACTTCTTCAGTACTGCAGACTTCTTCACCAAGCTTCTGACCGACCTGTCAAGCTTCTTGATTGTGTTGGACAACCCGCACCTCTATGTCGAGGCTAAACCGCTGGTAGTTTACCAGTATCCATACACGTACCACACGGAAGAAACTCGCCCCCTGCCTTTCATGACTGGCGGCGGTATCTTTCCTAAGTACTTTACCCGTCAGATTATCAACAGGAGGCTACTGGACATCGATATCGGTGTACAACGTAAATACGTAAACGAAACAACAGGTACTCAGAACGAGGGCGACCTCTATCATGGGTACACCAACCGGTATGTCCCCTGCAATTTGCATGAGGGATATTTTCTTTATATACGTGGCCTTATCCAAGAGGACTAACCACATGAGAGATATGTTTTTCACGGACAAGTTGAGATCGATTGCCAGCTTACTGCTTGGCACTTTGATCTTGGGTGCTATCTTGGCTTCGTGGGCCTTCCCACGGCATTCTGATAGCACACTGGATAAACAGACACTTTCGACCCTCAAGGAAGTCGGCGAGCAAGTTAAGCGTGCAGCCGACAATCTGGAATCCCAGGGCAAGCTGACGGCCAGTCTCAATACGACTCTGAGCCAGACGTTAGCCCTCCAACAATCGGAGCGCGGTGATGCTTACAAACAACTTCTCGGTCGCTATGGGACCGACACTATCGATATCGACTCTTACCCGGGCGGTCACCAGTACAATCCTGGCGGGCCTCCTCCTACTCCTACTGTTATCAATATCGGCGTGCAGTCACCAGACAACCGTGTCCGAAGCGACGACATACCTTCAGGCGCAGGCGCTGCAAGTCGAGATCGACAGCTACAAAAACCAGCTGGCAGCTACGAGAACCCGACTGACCGAGGTGCTTCCCCAGTTTCAGAACGCAAGTCCGCTTCCCCCAGCTAGTTTGTCTGGGGATTTGGCAGCCTTCTTAGCTAGCAATGATTGCCTTACAGCGACCGACAAAAAGTATTGTTACCAATTGACGCTCATGAGGCTGATTGATGTAACGCGACAACTTGATGACGCTTCTCTGAATAATTGGGCTGCCAAGCGAACTATAGGTCAGTTGACGGACAACATTAACACGATCATTGAAGGACTGGAGCGAAAGAACAACTCCACGATACCCGACAGTGTCAAGTCCATGATATCGAGAACTGTTACTGCGGTTAATCCAAACCCTATGCCCGATCAGCCCGGACCTAAGGTCCCAGAACAGGCCATTCCGGTGGCCCCGGTACAGCGTGAACTCCCAGTACCTAGAAACTCACTGGGTGATCCGCCGAAGTAGTACCGTGATTGAACGTAACAGGATGTAACGGGTAATAACGGGAAGCAATACCTTAATAACCCCTCCAGGAGCCTCACAAGGGCTCCTGGAGGGGGTTAAGATATGTTTGCTACGCTTGTTGCGGTGGAGGTGGATCTGTCTTGTCTTTAGTCGCGAGTGCGGTAGACAAGCTATTACGCAGTCGGTCAGTAACACCCTTAACCTGCATGATAGTTGAAATCGTCTTACTGGAGTTCATGAACGTCCAGCCCACGATGACCGGGCCGATGTTGGTGATAAACAACGACATCTCAGATGGCCACTGCCCGCCACTCTTAACCGATTGGTAAGTAGTGAAGGCGTTGAACACAGCAATAACACACGCAGTAATGACTGCGGTAAAACCACCTACGTTGCGCAGGAGGATGGTCCACATACCAAAGAGCTCGCGCTCAATCCCACCAGAGACCGGATCCACGCTCGGAGGGTCGGTGGTGACTTCTGGCGGGGGATCTTCTAACTTAGCCATGATACACCCCATAGTTTTTGGCAATTTGTTCACACCGATAGAGAGTTACTGCGCCAGCATCGACGGAGTGCTCATCCAGCAGTGACAGGTCAAACCCATTTGCATCTAACAGCGGATATTTCAACAACCCTGCACGGACATCTTCTTTCTGCGATCCCTTGAAGTTAGCCCCGACAATTGCCTTGGCCAAGTTAGGTAGTACATAGGACAAATGCACGCCATTGTTGTTAAAGCTTTCCCTCACCAGTCCGACGAACTGAATCAACTGTTTAAAGGTTCCCGCAGAAACCCCTAAGTAATTATCTTCACAAATACCAACGTCGGGTTGATAGATTTCGATGAGGGTACCTAACGAGCGCGCTAAACAAAAGCCACGCGCACTGACACCCGTTGAAGCGGTGTCATCAAACTGAACAGGAACGTCGTAGAGAACTTTCTCGCCGAACAATGTGTTGCCATACACCATAACAAACGGGGCTGGCTCAGCGATGTTGACATCTACAACGAACACCCCCGTATTGGTCGGAGAAGGGTCAATTCCCATGACCCTTACCGTGTGGGGGACTTTTACGTCCTCAGGCATATGTATCCTTTTTGTTCACCGTGGTTGATTTGGATCACGGCAATGTTGGGGGAGTAGTCCACCAGGAGCTCTTCTGGGGCTTCACTGCTTGGGCCGAGATAGACCAGAGTGAAACCACCAGTTGCATATTCACCCATAGTACCGGACACCCAGCTACCAATAAATTGGTAGGAGTTCAGCAAAGACGACAACTGATACGGAATGTTGTTGTCTACACCGAAGATTGGATAGGTATTACCTGAACCCAATCCGCTGAGGAACTCCAGCTCCTTTGCGTCATGCACGATAATCACAGGACCCATCCAGGAAACAAACTGGCTTGGATCCATTGGATTACTGAGCATCAGCATTGGTTCTGCTGCGACACTGAGCTTATTCCCCGTAGAACGGTTGTAGAAGCTCTCCAGCACCTCGCCAGACTCCGGATCGATGAGATCCAGCTGTAAGACGTTATCGACTCCCCAGAAGGCTTGTGTCTCCTTGTAGTCGTTAACATCTAACTCGGTCTGGTAGAACCCGTTAGCCAAGGCAATAGCTTGAGCCGAAGTGGTGCTAACCGTCAGGGGCAAATGAACGCCCCCTTTCAGGATATCAGGAATGCTCATTTATGAACTCTCCCGATTAAGGTGCGACAGTGGCGTTGGTGTGCAACAGCATTGGTTCGCTGGCGCCGTGGTCGAATGCGTATTGCAGACGAACGTTGTTCAGGGCGGAACGTGCATCGCGCTCAGTGATGTAGTGAGCATAGACAGCACTCAGTACTTCAGTGTAGCGAATCACGGCGCCTTGGCCGATCTGGCCGTCGGTCTGGGTGTCGATACCGTAGGCAATGCCCACTTCGTTCGGTGCAGCCAGGGAAGCATCGCCGTACAGAATGCGGCAGGCGTTTTCCATTTCGGTCAGGTCGGCTTGGTCCAACGAGCAGTCCAGGATAGCGGAGCTGTTCATGTAGACGTTGCTGATAGGCACCGAGCCAGTGCTGATGAAGTCGACCGGAGTTGGGTTGAACAGGTCGTCTTTCTCAGGGATGTACGGAACCGGCGTTTCGTTGTTGTTCTCGTCACGGGTGATAACCATGACCTGCGGGTTGTAGTTGGCGAAACTGATCAGCTTCAACCAATAGAACGCAGTGGCCACACCGTTGACGTCTTGAACGGTACGCATGCGGTACTTGCCGCGGTTGACGTTGTCGAAGTCGCTGGCAACTGGACGGCAGGCGAACGGGATCGGCACGAACAGGTTGGCGTCTTTCGGCTGGTGCTGGTTGACCTTCATCTTGGTAGCGCCAAGGAGGTTCTTGCCATCGCAGTCGGAACCACGGATACCCACACCAAAGTACTTCAGTTCGAAGTCCTTACCGTTCTTCGGCCCGATGGACTGGGTCGCCAGGATGTTGTAGCGCTCGTTCAGCGTGGTGTATTGTGGGAGGTTAAACGGTTGGCGAGTAACCACGCATTTGGTGATGATGTTCCCCCAGCCAGTGTTGGTTACCGACTGAGTAGGAACCTCGGAACGGTTCTGGTCTTGAATTTCTGTTGCAGAAAGAGCCATAATGAAAAAATCCCTATAGACGGATTAGCTGGAAGCTATTTTTAAAGCGCATAGAATCCGGTGAAATGATCACCTGAATAGCCTTTTTCTCTAGCGCCATGGTTTGTATGTCTTCAACCAGAATACGGTGTCCCGTGAACTGGTAAACCCAATCTGCAATGAACACTTTGCTGAGATCGGCTTGTTTAACGTTGCGGAATGCGGCAGGAATATCCAAAGCCCGATGAGCGGACAAACCTGCTAGGTCGATCCGCTGGTGAACGTAGGTCGACGACTTCCCATCACGTAGTACAAACATGATGGGGTTGCCGGTGCCCTTCTCCGCTTGGCAGAAGGACATTGCAATCGACTCAGGGTCACTGATGGCGTTGTCCTCGCAATACCGCTGCTTGATAAGACTTAGCACCTGTATGTTCAAGTGTTATTCTCCGAGGTCAAGGTCGCCGTTAGCTTTCAGGACTTTGTAATACGTTTCAGGGAACGAGTACTGGTAAGCACCCATCACGTCTTCTTCCAGTTCCCCGTAATAGGTGCCTGGGATCTCGACTGGGTCAGCAAACAGTTCGCCGTAGTACGTACCTGGAATCTCCTTAGGCTGGAACTCTTCTTCCGTGAGGATTCGGATGTGTCCAGTGTTTGGGAACTTCAACGCATTGATACGCAGGTCTTTGATGACGTCGACAGACTTCACCAGATCGTGTGTAACGATCGTTGCCTTCGCAGCCATATCAACGACTAGCTTAGGCTGGTAAGAGTCTATAACAGCTGTAACAGACTTCAGGGCGTTGCTTGCGTCGTTGTTGGTGTCCACGTTGAGCATGACGTGTTTGAAATCGCCATAACTACCGTTACCTTGGCCCACCCAACGGCTATCGCCAACGAAGAGATCGTTCTTCAGCTCTGTCTGATCCGTACCGTCGTCAATCTTCTTAACGAACTGCACGGTGTAGGACGACAGCTGTGTCATGATCGCAATCAAGTCAGCCTGTTTGACCCGAGTAGACGGATGCTGGTTGGTATCCCAGCCTGTGACACGTTTAAAGATGTCCCAAGCAAAGGCCTTGGCTTCGGCCGCAGTGTATTCACTGAAGTCGAGCTCGTAGGTTTCCAGCAACGAGTCGTAATTGGTGTAGTTCCCGAGTTTGATGATCCCCGAGTCGTACATGAAGTCACAGGTGTTCTTGGCCCTTGCCCGCAGGTTCAAGTCATACCACTTGCTGTACAGCTTCCGATGCTTCCACATGTTCGTGTAGACTTCGGTAGAGTACTGGATCAGATAATCCGGGGACACAAATGGGGTAACAGGCGCCCAAATATTGCGAATGTCCTGAGCCGCATAAGGACGAATGAAATCGGGACCCCCGATCTCAATGAGCTGTTCAACGGTTGGCGCTTTTAACTTCAACACGTTCTGGTAGTAGACCTTGCAGATACGCAGGGGGCTTTCACCCTTACTGTGCTCGACGAGGAACTTCCAGATGTGGTAGGCGTCAGCTACCGGGAAACGGTATTGTTTACCCGTCTTGGGGTCCACGGTAATGATGTTGCCTTGATAGACCTTCTTACCCGCCAAGTAGATCCACTCGTTGTACACCACCTTCATCAATGTATCGATGTGTCGGTTGGTGTAGTCAGCCATAGCCGACTCAAGCGTTTTGGTAGGCAGCTCAGAGTGCAGACTGTACGTACCCTTGACCAGAGCATCTTCCAGATAGGTAGCGGTCTGGTCGTAGTTCTCCGTAGCCTCCATCTGTTGCTTCAGGATCATGGCTTCGGTATCGATAAACGTGGCAGCGCGCCCGTAAGTATCGATAAGGTTCATCTGCATCCGACGGTACAGAGGGGTAGGGGTTAAATCTTCCAACTGAGTTTCAGTGGACTCTACCATGTCGAACTTAGCCAATGGCACACTGGCGCGAGTCAGTATGTTGTGCATCAGCTTATTAAAGGTGTACTGCTGGCCTGGGTTGTTGCGGATCCAAGCGATGTTGCGGAACAGCCACATGGTCTGTTCTTTGGAGAGACTGGCCTTGTACTGGGAGAAATCACCGAAAGAATCGATGTGGCTCCAGATGAAGAACTCGTGCGTATGCCGAGTAAAACAATCTTCTAGGCGGATCGCATGAATTGCACCCATGACATCGATGTGCAATTTCTCAATCATCAACGGCAAGAACAAGTCATCAGTCGTAATGTAGTCGTTCTTGAACGAATGACTCACGTCACTGTCCACAAACAGCTGCAATTTCTTGATGAGCTGATCCTCGTTCCACAACACTAATTTCTTGTTGTAGCGCAGGATCTTATAGTCTTTAGCCTCGATCGTCTCGGAGTACGGGATGGGCGAGAGTATGCCGTTAATCAGAGTAGACTGCCCAGGATAGCGTTCGACCAAACGGTTGAACCAATAGCCTCCTTTACTGTACTCGCGATTCGTTGCGAGGTGCAGCAACAAGCTATCCTTGTTGAAAACAATCTGCTCACCGGTATCAATGGAGTTGATCCACATCACCTCATCGGTGGGGTGGTAGTCTCCATTCAAGTTCATGTAATAACGCCACGATGTTTTATCCGTGGATACGGGATGCCCAGCTTTAGTCAGTACCAAGTTATCTCTGTCGGCCAAGGCCTCGATTTTGATAACCATGGTCCGAACAAGGCTGAAAGTGTCCGCATAATACTGATCAAGATCGACACTATTCATAGTTTAACTCGTGAGGTTTATATGGGGTTCGAAACACGCGGTACGACAAGAGGGAATGAACGGGTTGACTACACGAGAATTCGTGAAGATCTTAAATCCGTATCCCCCGCCATTGCTGCCACTCTGCGCAACGCGGTTCCCAAAAATGGCCAAACTCCTGATGCCAATGAAGGCAAAGGTAGAGAAACTGTCAATCCTTACAAGCTGCAACGCTTGAGTGACATCATCAGCAACAACATCAATGCCAGTACCGATCTGCGGGCTATCACGCCGTACATTGATAAAGCTGAGCTGATTTGGAACACCATCCTGCTCTACCCTAACGGTAAGCAAGACAAAGTGTTGACCTACGACACTCAAACGACGAAGCTGAAGAATGCTGGTCTCCACGCCGAGTTGTTGACGGTGTGGGATAATTACTTCACCAACGACTATAAGATCGAGCCAGAACTGGGTAAAATGATCAATGACATCCTGTGGAATACAGGGAGTTATGTTCTGTTTAACCTCAGTCGTCCAGGTCTGGATTATTTGATTAACGGTTCTGCCGCTGATCCAAATAGCCCTGAAGGTCGTACGGGTAACGAAGCCTTCCGCTTACAGGCTAAGCAACACCTTGACCACGAGTTCGTGGATGTCAGCGGTGTCAAGCGAGCGCGTAACAAAGGCTTCTTCGTTCGTGATCCACATTCGGCTGCTGACAAGAATGCGGTCAGTGGTCTGGAAGCGATCTTGGGTGACCGCCCTGCTTACAACGGCACCGAGTTCAACATCTTCAGTAAAGAAGAAGATCCGGACAACCTGTTCAAGATCACCCTGACCGATAACCCGGCTATCCTTTATCTGCAGAAGTTCAACGAAGCAGTGCGGGATCAGGACATTAACTCGATCATGGGTGTCGAGAGTTTCGACCTCGTTATCTCTTCTGCCATGCAAAGTGACAAGAAGAAGAAAGCGAAGACGGCTGACGGTCCTGATGCTACTACTCAGAACCTGACCGAAGATCAGATGGAAGCGATTAACCGCGAGATCTACAAGGCTCGTGATATCCGCCATCAGACCATGCAGTACGTTAAGCCAATCGACACCCTGTCGGTAGCGCCCTACGGTCGCGGCCTGAGCTGGCACATTCCTAGTGAAGCGGTTATCCCAATTCACCACAACGGTTCTAGCCGTCAGATCGACGACTACATCATTCTGCTTGACGATCAGGGTAACTTCCTGAAGACCACGGTTGATCCTGACTTCTATCAGTCAACCAAGGCCCAAGCCGATCAAGTGGCTAACAAGCCCAAGAACGGTAGCGACAACAGTCTGATCTCCAGTCTGCGTATGGTTCAGGAAGGCAAGCCGTGTGACTTCGACATGCGCGAGTTCATCGACCTTGCACAAAGCAGTCTGATCCGTCGGTTCGTGTCTTCGGTAGTGAGCGGTAAAGGCGACTCCGTCAGTGTCACTATTGACGAAGAAACCAACAAGATCTTCTTGTCCCGTCTCTGGCGTCGTCAGGGTGTGCGCTGCCTGTATGTTCCAGGTGAGGCTATTACTTACGGTGCTCTGAAGTTCAACCGTTTGGGTACTGGTCAGTCGTTGACCCAGTCGGCCAAGATGCACATCGCTCGTCTGGCTGCCTACGACCTCGCTGACGCCTTGGCTAACCTTGAAGCCGCCCAACCTCACACCGAGATGACTATCAACGTGGAGAAGGAGGATGCGGACCCTGAGGCCACCATTGCTATTGCTCGGGCTACCTTCTTTGAGGCTAACCCGCGGTTGCACAGTCTGTTGTCTACGGCTCAGTTGTCTGTTCCGTCTATTGTTGATGCCCTGCGAGAATCCTCGTTGTCGGTAAAGGTTAATGCCGGGGATAACGTTCACCTGCCTACTCCTGACATTCAAACCACAGGTAAGCAGAAGGACAACTTCCACGCGGTAGATACCGCTAGCCGTGATGCTGTGTTGAACTCGATCGCCAACTACTTCAACCTGCCTCGTGCATGGCTGGATGTGAGCGACGATCAGAACAACTTCCAGATCGAAGCTATTACCGAACACCAAATGGTTTTCAACCAAGCGGTGAACTGGCAGACCGAGATCGCTAACTTCGTGATCGACTTCCAGCGTAAGCATGCTCGTGTAAACGGTCCGTTGATGCAAGCGCTGGTACAGTGCGTTCTCGACAACAAGAAGATGTGGGTTCCTGACAGTAAGGAAGTGATTGAAGGTGAGGATGAAGCTAAGGTCAAGATTATTCTGGCTGACTTCTTCAACTCCATCTACTGCACGCTGCCTGTACCTACCAGCACTGAAACCACCAACAAACTCATTGAGAGTCTGGAAGCGGTAGATAAGCTGGTGGCGTCGTGGGAAGAGCTGTCGGGTACTGGGGTGGTCATGGCTCAGATGATCAAGTTGCTGGGTATTGAGGCAGAAGACTTCTCTGCGGATGAGATCAAGGCCATGATCAAGTCTGTACTGAAGACTGAGGCCTTCAAGCGATTCAACCTGCCAATGCCGTTCGATGAGATTGTCAACGAAGGTAAAGGCGGTGGTATTGCTTCCTTGGTACACCATATCGTTCACCAGCGTAACAACGTTGCTGACTTTGTGGCTAAGCTTATCATTGAGCGTTCCGATGCTGATGGTAAACTGCTCAAGGAATACAAAGGCAAGATCGACAAGAAGCTGGCAGCCAACGCTCCACCTGAAGAACCTTTGGGTGACGAAGGCGGCCTAGGCGGTACTGGTGAACCGGATGACGTGGAGCCTACGGGTGACGACGACATCGCTGGCACTGGTGAGCCTGATGACAGCACTGTCAATGTAGATGAGCCACCACCGATGCCTGATGGTGAGACTCCTCCAGCAGACGGTGAAGAGCCACCTGCTGAACCTGTAGAGGGTGAAGAGAAGGCAGAAGGAGAAGAAGAGCCTCCTGTCGATGGTTCCAAAGCGGGTAGTGACGATCCAACCGATCCTAACTACAACCCTTGGAAAGGTGCATAAAGCAAAAAAGAAAAGACCTGAAGCTACCCCTACTCCTTTGCGGGAGTAGGGGTAGCCTTATGGCCGGTTGACCGGATTACTGAGCTGGCTCTTCTTCGACAGGTGGTTCTTCAGCTGGAACTTCTGGAGCAGGGATGGAAGCCACTACAGCGTCGTGTACGCGCAGTGCCATCTCGGTAACGCTGGATTGCACCAGATCAGACTCGCCGATCGACAGCACGCTTTCCAGGGTGTTCAGATCGGTGATTGCTTCATAACGAGCAACCAGTTCTTCTTCAGTCGGAGCAGGAGTTACCGGCTCTGGCTTGAAGTCCAGTTCGATCACGCTGAGCGCACGGCTCTTCATGTCGCTGATGGCGCTGACAACGTCGGTGTTGTCGGCAGACTGAGGGGACTGTTCGATCAGCAGAGTCATGTAGGCTTTGGCCAGATCGTCCAGAGTTTCCAGGCCGGCGATCTGCGACAGCACAGCTTCGACGGTCATCAGTGGAACTTCGATCGGGGTCGGTACGGTCGGGGTAGCTTGAGCGGTCAGGCGGAAACGCGCCAGCTCGTTCAGTTGATCACCGAAAGGGATCAGGATGTTTTCGAAACGACGTTCGCGTTGACCGACAGCCACGAAGCGTTGGTTGGCCAGCAGTTGGGCAACTTCGCTGTTGGTAAGATGTGCATATTTTTCGCTGAGGGACATGGATACTTCTCTCTATTCGATTGAGGAGATAGGAACTCGTGTTTCCTATAAAAGGCTAGATGCAGAAAAAAAATAAACTAAAAGGTAGACCCCGGATACCCAGGGTCTATTACTTAATGTAATGTTCTTTGCTGTAGCGGTTGTGTAGAGAACACGTAGATTGGGTCGGCTTGCTTGTCATCCTTCCGTTTGAACAGAATGATCCAATCTTTAAACGGTTGATCCTTGTAGAAGGTCGCAAAGGCTCGTGGGAGCGCTTCCTTAGTACCGACGTACAAGAAGGCATGGTGGTTCTCTAATACAGCTTCAAAGTCGTCTGCCGTGACTACAGCATCTAACTCAGTGATCAATTCATCTGGCTTGCGGATTAACTCAGGCCAGTTATCAGCCAAGATCAAGCCTTTGAAATAATCGACGATCTGATCAATAACACTTGCACCCATTGCAGTAGCGGTGTGTAATTTGAGCAGCATGGCATCACCTATTATTAGACAAAAAATAAAAGGAAGCGTTAGCCTCCTTTTACTCTTTATGTTCTTTAGATAGCTACGTCTGGGTTTACAAAGCAGTCAACCAGTGCGGCAACGTTCGAGCTTACGCCCACGCCTACCAGACCAGCAGCAGCGCCAGACAGGATCTTGCCAGTAGTACCGAACCATTCAGCAGGACCGAATACGGTACCAGCAGCGTAACCTACAGCCGCGCCAGCAGCGGCACCGGCGATTGCACCACCGACAGAACCACCACGAGATACAGCAGCGAGGCCACCGAGGACACCGCCAACAACGCCACAAACTTGACCAACGTTAATACCACTATCGCGGGAACCTTCGATGTTCATCGAGTTGATGGCAGCGAGGTCAGCAGCAGAGAGACGTGCGTTCATAATGTATTACTCCAGAGATATAAGTGAAAGATATTGATTATCTTTATCCCACAAGTAATATAGACTTGAAAAAGAATGTAACTTAAAAAACAAAAAAATAAACATAGTAACCTAGGAAGGGTTTCCCCCTCCTAGGCCACGCTAATTTAACTGGCCAGTTAAATCAACTCAGTGCCAGAAGGCACAGATGTTTACTGCGGGTTACGAAACGCAGAGTAGCTACGTTACGGTCCACAATGGAATAGCTGAACAACCACATGTTACCGGACTCGTCAAACTTCAGCAGTTTGTCAGTCGATTCCGACATGTAGTTATCGCCCATGGTTACATCAAACCCGTCTTCAATCATCTTGAAGTATTCCGGGAACTTGCTGCGCTTGATAACGATAGGAACATCGTTTTCCAAGTGAGAAGGACCGCCACGTTTGTTCATGACGTTGATGTACATCGGACGTGCTACAACCAACTCGAGTTCGTGCTTGAGCTTGTCGATTTCGGATTCTTCAGCCTGACCTTTACGGTACGGGTTTTCGAAGTCGAAGATCTTGACTTGCTCGTTCAGGTAGTTAACCTTCTCGGACTCTACCAGGTACGCACCAGTTTCTGGATCACGTTCCTTGAGGAATTCGAGCAGTGCACGGAAATCGTTGAACGCACTGGTAACAGACAAATGACGCTTGGCGTTCTTACGGCCTTCGTAGCCAGCACAGTTCACCAGCCAGTCATTGACCAGAGTGGTGTAGCGGGCATCGATGAAATTGATCAGTTCGGAGCTGATCAGGCCTTGATCGTTGTAGCGGGTGATTGCAGCGCAGGCATTCATGAAGCTAACGGTTTCCGTGTTGTCTTTAAACAGGAACGGAAGATCGTTATGCAGACGGCGCTTTTCTTCAGGAGTGGCACAAACGTACACATCCCAAGGAACTGCGCAGAAACCCACGGCGCTTTCTTTGGTGAACTGGCTAGTCAGACGCTGGTTAACACTGTTGATGGTGGATTCCAGATCAGCCGAAGCTTGCGAAACAACTGGATCCTTAACCACGATTACCGGCAGCGCTTGTTCCAGCTTGCGAACAGTTTCGATTTCGATGTCGAGACCGGCGCCGCCGTTTACTTCTTCCAGCTCAACTGGCTTCACGACCCAGGTATCTTCCAGGGACGGATCTTCCAGCAGTGGCAGGAGTTTCTTTGGATCTGTCAGAACAGTTTGCATATTGAGCCCTTCTGCTCGAACGATGGTGCTGAACCAGCCATTGTCCACTTCGAGGTCCATGATCACGATACGGAAGCAACCAGGCATAACCGTTTCTTCCAAGCCCATTTCGGAATGCTTGGTGTACGCGTGCTTGATCTTAGTCCAATCGCTTTCAGGAATAACGTAGTGGTCTTGTTTACCGATGTTGCGGAAGAAACGGTTGAGTTGGAACTCTTTCCGGTTTAGCGGAGTGAGGTTGTTAAAGTCCTTACGTACTTCATCCCAGTTGCTCATAGGCTCACCTCCCATCGAAAACTCTTTGCGTGGTTGTTGATAAGCAGGTTTATTTTTCTGAGCAGCGTTACGGTTAACCATGTCCATGATATCGTGAAACGAATCAGTAGCAGGAGGCAGGTTAGTTTGGTTGTTCTGCTCAAACGGCTGGTGTACATACTCGGACGCAGGACCGTACAGCATAGCAAAATCTGGACGGGTCGATTGAGGACGCTTGAACTCCAGGTTCGCGTACGGCGAAGTCTGGTTGAACACTTCGAACACTGCGCTAGTAGCTTCCTTGAAGTTCTCCAAGTTAGCGATGCGCATTTGCAGGCGTTGTGGCAGCCGCAAGCAATACTGCTTACCGGTCGGTGCCTTCATCAGCCAGTTAATCAGTTCGAAGAACAGGATATTGCGCGTTGCAATAAACGTACAGTTCAAGTATTCCTGCTGGGTCAACTGATCGCGGTTCCCCTGCCGGAGTAATTCGATCAGTCCCTTACCGAAGAATGGCGCGCCGTTGATTGCCACAATCCGGGTAAAGTCGGCTTGCTTGTTTACATCGTCGATGAATGCATTACAAACTTCATCCACCTGTCCCGCTTCGTTCATGCGAAAGCTTTCACGGGACTTCTTGTACTCTTCGTGTAACGGCCCTGCACGATGGTAGATCTGATAAATGAACTGTTGCATAGCGGCAGCAACACGCTCGATGTAATAAGCCATCGATTGAGGGTCGTTCTCAGGCGTAACCTTGAGAGCACGAAGTGCTTCGTCTTCGTACAAGGTAGTCCCGTACTGACCCCAGTTGAAGCCACCACCAGATTGTGTATTGGTAGTGTTGAGGCCAGATTGCAACATGTTGCGAACCATGTCCGCGCCAGACATCTGAGGAGTCATGCCACCCATACTTGGGTTCATCATTCCCCCCATACCTGGGCGTGCACCCATCCCTGGTGCGGTACCCATATTGTTATCGGGCAGTTGTACAGCGGCTGGGTTTCGAGGGCGAAGGATACCGTCGTTCATGAACAAATAACTCCTAATGACCCTTATCTTTTACCAAGCTTTGGGGTCACGATAGCGCAAACGTTTCTCTGATTTCTCGTAAAGCTCTTTGAACTGAGGATCCAGTCCAGTGATCTTGCCACCGATCAGGTAAACGCATGGGGTTAAATAACCACGACCATCAGGATAGGGTCCAGTTACCCTGAGATAGCTACAAACGAAGGGAAGTGATGCGTGTGCGAAACCGGCGCTGTCGCTGGTATCGAACTCTCCGCGCTTCTTAGCTTTGGTCGAGTTGGTGTAGACACGGTGCTGAGGCATACAACCGAGCATGTAATCTACATAAGGGTTGTCAGTCGGTGTCGCTTCTTGAATGAGATTGGTCGTGCGAGCATTGTCAATCTCCTTGATGTGAAAGTTGTTAGTCAAGAAACGGGCGACTTTCTTCTGGGATAGTTCACTGTTATTCTTGATCTCGTGTTTGAACTTGTTGGCGGCTGTAATCAGCTTGTCCAACGTAAACTCCAAACTCGCCAGCTCTTTATAGAACATGGACGCGCGATCAGTCGTTTGTACGATTTCACTCCGGTTGGCAATGATGTAGTTGAACAGATCAAACATGTTCGCTACTACGATCGATTGACTGGCAAACTTCTTGATGGAATCTTCATCCAGATACTCGTTGATGGAATCGAAGTGTTCATGCATCAAGCGCATGATGTAATCGTTGCTGTCACCGGACTTAACCGAGCAGCGTCCAATAATGAGTTTCCAGTAATCCGGGTTATCGATGCAGTCAATGTCGAAGTACGACGACAAGCAGTCGATAATGAACAACAACGAGCAGGCGTATTGCAAACCCATGGAACTGAGTTCTTTACGCTTGCTGGATTTGTTGCGTACAGCAATACCCAGATCGTGCGGCAGGAACTCCCCAAGGTGCCGGCTATTGGGAGAACTGCTACGGGTGAAGATTTCCCAGCGGTCTTTCGGCTGACATTCAGCGACCAGTACGTCTACTGGGCCGATCTCGTAATCGCACTCCCCGTAGATGTCCATGGCTTTACTGAAGCCCATGTTTGCAAAGATGTACCATCCAAGCAAGGGCATAGGTGTTTTGTTGTCGGTGATCTTCCGAGATTCCGTTGGGCTGTAGAACCGGTTCGCCGCCAGGTTGATATCCACCGTCTTGGACAGCACGTGTCCTGTCTCGGTAAATACCTGATCGAACTTAAAGTGCTCAACCCCAATCTTGAACTTGAAGCCCAAGACCTTAACGAACAAGGCGTTTTCTTTCGTAACGGGCAACCCACGTTCTGCCAGTACAAGCTGCAGACTGTAGTGAGTATCCCGCAGGAAGATATCGCCATAGATGTCACAATACGGCAGCATGACGATCGTACTCATCGGAATGAGCTCGCCAGCTTTGTTACGGTATTCAAACAACAATCGTACCGGGTACAACGTCTCCTTGTGGATGTCGAAGAGTTTACCACTGCTATTGACGAGGTTGTCAATGTACTCGCGTGGCGAAACCTTTACGAGATCCCGATAGTAGACCCCTCGTTTCTCGATGCTCTTGAAGATCATCTTGAGGGCGTTGTTGTAGTAGTGGAATCCGCCTTCAAACTCTTTCTGGTGGAATCCCTCCACGATGGTTTGGTTAAACCGTGGCATTGACGCGTCAATTGCCTGTGCCAATTTCAGTGACATGTACGCTCCCTTAAGCTGACGTTAGCAATTTGTACCCCGTAAAAGCAACACCTGCCAGAGTGCCAATTGCTTTTGCGAAGTCCCCCCAGGAGTTATGGGCTCCCTTCTGTTTAACAATATCTAAATTGGCTTTAGTAACCGTGTCCTTTATCTTGGATTCGAACTTGAACATGTCAGCAGTCATCTTGCCGCTGTTCTTAAGTTGATTGGCTTCCATTCGGTGCTCAAGCTTTAGCTGATTGATTTCAGTCTTGTGCGAATCATTCACTTTCGTGAGTTCGCCGCTGAGCCTTACGTTATTGGTTTCTGCTTTGACTAAGGCTTCTGACAGGGTGTCAAGCTGTACTTTGAAGGTGCCGTTGTCTTTTTGCAGATCCTTTATCTTGGCCTCTGCCGCCAAGAAGCGTTCTGTATTGCCTCCTTTATCACACTCAGCTTTGGTTTTGAACAGCCCTAGCTGTTCTAGTTTTGCATTATCCAAGCTGGCAAAGGTGTAATATTGGGTCTCCCGTGGTTCAATACCGCGAGAAATACCAACATACAATCCGGGTTGTTTGGTCTTGTCATAGTCGATCGGGACCTCAGTCGACTTACCCATGACATTCGTGTAGTAGGTATTGGAGACCCGCTGTGGGTCGTTCATGTAAATAAAGCAATGCATCCCGCTGGAGTGTTCTGCTTCGCGGTCGTAGTTGTCGAACAGTTCTTGCAGCGTGTAGCCGGGAGTGTTCAGACAAGGCTTATCGAGGTTTTCCATCCCGATGTACATTGTCACACCCAGCAACTCACTGTGGATCGCATCGTTGCGCTCTACCATGCTTGGACCCAAGTTAATGGTGACCATCAAATCAGTAGGCATCGAGGTGTGATACTGTTCATTTACTTTCAGCAACCTAGCGCGTTCTTTACTAACCTCCACCAGAATTGTCTTATCCAGTTTAGTCAGTGCCGCACGTTCGTCCACCTGAAGGTTTTCCAGATAGACCCCTTGGATGCAGATGTGTACTTGATGCTCGGTACGGTAGGTCGGTTGGTTACTGCGCTTAACGATGTAGCTCAGTCCTCCCTTTACCTTAACGATAATCTCTTTAGCTGAAATATTGGTGATCCGATAATCTAACCGGAAACAATTCATATCAACGCCGTCCATCGGATCCTCCACTTGACTTTAAGAAGTCATAGTAAATACATAGTCCGACTGATAATGTAGGTTTGAAAATCTTTACTGAAATAACAAAATGCAAAATAGACCCTACCTCCTACCACACCCTAAGGTATGGTAGGAGGAGGAATCTACGGTGCTTCCTTTCACTCGTTAGCCTGACTCACCCACCTGGTGATAACTCACCGTAATAGGTGGACGGCAGGCTTACGGGTTTGGGGGAGTGGTGTCGTTGGTATCAACAACGCCTTGAACGCTAACACGCTGAACAGCCAGCTTGGTCAGCAGACCGTTGTCGCCCAGGAACTCACGCGCATCTTCGATGATCAGCGAGCCGATGATCGGGTTCAGCGGCCAGTGACGGAAGGTCGGCAGGGTCATTACGACACCGAAGTCCTGTTGGTCACGAGTCACGTTACCTTGAACGAGGATGTTCTCTTTCGAGACATTCACGCCGATGCCGCCCAGCGGGTTGATGAACTCGTTGGTGGAGTTGTTCTTCGGCACGATCAGGATTTGCCCGATCTGGCTGTCGAAGTTGGTCTCAACCACTTTCATCGGCACGGTAGGGCCGAGGCTACGAGCATCGCCCGAACGCATCAGGAAGCGGCTCAAGTTCTGGTGAACCACGACGGTCCATTCGATCTTGTCAGTACCGCCGTATTCAGCGATAGCCGCCAGGCCGGACTTGGTGTTCAGCGCGGAGGTGATGTCGCTGATTTCGTTCAGGAACACAGCAGAGACGTTGTCGAACACGTCCATCGAGTCCATGGACGACACGCGGTCGGCCAGCTTGATGCTGCGGTTGACAGCAGCCGCGGTAACGTAGTGCTGACCTGGCAGCACGTTGGAACCTTGGTTGTTGCCGACAACTGGAGCGCCGTCGATCGAAGTGATGTACTTCAAGTGTTCCTGAGCGACGTCGAACGCCTTCTTGGAGCACTGGTTGTTGATCGCGATCGACATCTGCTGGATGGCGAAGTCCAGGGAACCCTGGTTAACGTCGTCAGCAGAGATTGGGTACTTCACCGACACCGGGCTGTTGCGACGAACGCTCAGACGCTTGTTGGCGTCGAAGACTTCGATGCGGTAGCCGAAGTTGCCACGGCTGGTGTTGGACACGTTGAAGCCAGCGTCCAGACCAACTACAGCGCCTTCAGTCATGCTGCGGATCAGAGCTTTCTGAGTGCTGTCAGCGCGAGCAACGGAGATGGTGTTGCCGGTAGCGATTTCGCGCAGGGAATGCACGGTCGCTTGGCCGGAAGCAAGACGCAGCTCGTTGGTTTGACGCTGGTAGTTACCGCTCAGGCTGATGTTCAGCAGAGGCTCGTAACCGGCAGTCTTGAACGATGCGAACAGAGTTTCGCCGATAGCAGCGCCGTCTTTGTTCTGAACCGAGAAGCCTGGCAGGTCGCGCATGTGCATGTTGATTGCACGGTCGTCGGACGACTGACCTTGGGAGGTCGGACCGAAGGTGTTGTTCGACATCGACTTGGTGTTGACGAAGAACTTGCCGGCGGTGGCGCCGAGTTTCAGGGTGACAGCTACCGACTTGATGGTGATCGAGTTGCTTTCGATCTCGTCAGTCGAAGTCCAGGCGCGCTGGCCAGGAGCTTGGCACAGACCCAGCAGGTTTGGCACGGTGCCAGGAACCTTCAGGTACTGAGTGGCGTGCGAGCTACGGCCGTAGGCGTCAGCCTCAGGGTAGGTAGCGGTGGTCGGCGCGATCAGGGTGTCGTCGACGAAGAACAGACGGGTGTCGTCCTGAGCGTCGTCCGGGTAAACCGGGAACAGGTCCAGGACTTCGTCCTTGAACATTTCGCCGGTACGCAGCAGGCCGAAGATCGGGCGCAGTTCGGAAGCCGACTGCCAGGCGCTGTTGCCGTAGGCGTAGCTACCGATACCAGCGGCACGAACAACCAGGTTTGCACCTTCGTCTTCGTAACGCACGGTGATGGTGGAGAACAGAGCTTCGGCCGCTTCGGTCTGCAGGTGAGACTGAGCGTTCAGAGTCAGGTTGGCCGCTTTGATGTCGGTCTCGCTGCCCTTGAAGTTCTGCATGGAGAAGCCTTCGTTACCAGCAACGCTGGCGAGGGCTTTACCGGCTTCTTCGAAAACCTGCATTTCGGCGGAAGGGATGCCTTCACGACCCAGCGATGCGGCGAACGCGTCGTAGGTCTTGCCGGTGACCTTGCCCATCAGGGTGGTCAGTTGCTGGCTTTCCATCCCGGCAACACCGCCGAGACCTTGTTGGAACGATTCGAACGACTCAGCCCCAACGACGGAGTTGAGCTTTTGGGAACCCAGGGCTTGCTTGACGGCGTGGAAGAGGTTACCGGTATTCTTCAGCGCCGCATTGACTGTTTTAAAGGCCATGACTCAAATCCTTTACTGAGGATGTTAACAAATATATTTGTTTGTGTAAGTAGCGCTACACATAAAATATAGTGGATTAAGGGTTTTCAATACTAACCAGTTTGTAAACCTCTGCCAGAGTGAATTCACCCAGGTTAGGTTTTGGGATTTTGCCGTTGTGAGATTCCATGTATCCCACCTTGGCAAAAACTGTTTCTAGCAATGCGCCAGAGAATGTTTGTGCTTCCAGTGAGTCCCAGCCGGGTACTTTAGAAGCGTCTTCCCCATTAAATAGAACAATGAGGGTATTCATGCCCGCGTCGAGACAAGCAAAGCTCTTCGTGGACTTGTAAATCTGGGTTAACGTTTCACTGTCAATGTCATTGAATGAACGCTCAACCATTCCGCCGTTGTAACCTTCCCCGAACAAATGTTTCGGGTCGAGAAGCGGAACGCCCATCTGTTGAGCAACGACATACTGGAACTTCAGGATGTGCGCTATCTCAGAGAATGTTACTTTCTGATGATATGATGCGAGTTTGGAAACATCGCTGAACGGAATAGCTTGACTGACCAGCACGTCGCGCATGGAGCTGGTCAAGAACAAAACACGAAAGGACTTCCCTTGCGGGGTCTTAAGAATCATTTTCAGCTCCTAGGAGTATCCTAATGAACGATTTATTGGTACTGGTTAAGATTTTGTCTGCCCTTTATCAGGCCAAGAAACTTAAGGACACGAATCTCATCACGGAATTGGTAGACACCCTTAACGAGTTGCCAGCTCCGAACGCAGATGTGTTCACGCAAGATAAGGGTATTCGCGATAGCATCAAAGCGACTATCCATTGGCTGCTGAAGCAGCCGGAAGACGAACCTGTCATAAAATCATTGTTGATGCAACGTGTCAACATGTTTGCGAAGAGTGACGAGGGTTTACGTGACACTATCTCTGCCGGTTTGGAAGACCTCGAATCGGAAGAGATGACCCGCAAGATTGTCTATCAACACATCACAGAGATCCGCCTGAACTCTGAGGGTGAAGACTTTGCCAAGCGGTTCAAGAAGTCATTGAAGGATTTCTACTTCAAGGACATTGGCGAAATGGAGATGGCCGACTGGTCTAACCTCGCCGACTTGATCAACGAACAGATGGCCACTGTTTCGGAAGAACGTCAGAGTGAGATTGTTCACACTGTTACTTCCGAGACACCTGAGTCCTTCCATGAAGTCATTGAGATGGCTCAGAAGGAAAACAGTGTTGAAGGCATCATCAAGTCTCCGCTGCAAGGTTTGAACGAAGCACTGGAACCTGATGGTGGTTTCCGTCGTAGCAAGTTCTATCTGGTTAACGCCCTGACCAACCGTGGTAAGTCTCTCACCATGGGTCACCTTACCGCTGGTGTAGGTTTGTACAACAAGCCTCTGCTGCGTAACAAGGCGAAGATCGCAACGATCCTGATGGAGTCTGCAGAAGACACGATGGATCTGATCATCATGCGGATGTACAAGCTGGCGGTAATGGCCAAGCATGACATGGCGGGTGACTTCCAGACTGCTGATAAAGAAAACATTGTTGAGACCATTGTTCGTTGCTTTAAAGACAATGGCTGGTACTTGATCATTAACCAGATCGAATCGAGTAAGGATACTGCTGCGGCAATGTTCGCTCGTGTTCGTCGTCTGGAAATGAAAGGCCACGAAATCATTTGGTACGCATACGACTACTGTGGTCTGCAAAACATTGACAAGATTCCTGGAGAAACAAAATCCGATAAGTTGCAATTGCACTTCCGGAAGATCAGGGCTTTCATTATTGCTCGCGGTATTTGCTTTGTTACGCCTCATCAGCTGTCCCCAGCTGCGAAGATGAAGTTGCAAGAGTCTGATGAAGAGTCAGAAGTTTACTTTGCTCGTGAAGTTGCTGGTAAGTCCTTGACGGAGACCTCTACCAAGATTACTAACGAAGTGGATGTGGAGATTACCATTCACGTTGCCAAGACTTCTTACAAGAACTACTTCACCTATTGCGTAGGTAAACAGCGTGGGGAAGGCTGTGCACCTGAGAAACGTTTTGGTATCTACGACCTCGATCCTGACAAAGGCTTGGTACACGATATCGGCAAGAAACCTGCTTACCGCCGTAGTTTGACACAACGCCTCGACGACAATGGACAAATGGTAGCTGACTGGGATCATCTCTAAAAGTGTAGTTAAACGTGAATAGTGTTAATACCCTCCTAGCCTTTGTAAGGCTAGGAGGGTATTAATTATAGCCGGTACATGCTGCAACCGCGTGTAAAGCGTTTTAAAGCGTTTTACGGTGTAACCCCTGACCAGCACACTTCTTTACGACTGTTGTGCGTTTAGCAGGCGCTGGAGGCGGAGCAGGAGGTGGATCGAGTGGGCGTAATACCTTTACCTCTCGCCAATGGCTAGTAGGCTCCCCCAAACACATACGAAGGATCTTCTTAATGAACGACAACATTAGCACATCCTTAGATCACTGCGAGTGTCTGTTCAATCAAGCGATCGTGGTCAGCCTTCTGTAAAGCCATGCGCTCCGCGTCTTTTTCTTTCTTGACTGGTTTGGGAATAACTACTTTGAGTACTTTGATTGCTAAGCTATTTAACATATCTAGTTTCCTGTAAGGCTAGAGCATAGAAGGAACCTACCTCCCTAACGGAAGGTAGGGCTAGTTTATATTGAAAATATCT